AGAAATTTTCCATTAGCAGCATGTTTTAAAGCCCTAATGAGTAAAGCTTCAGGAGCTTGTGTAACTGCTGTGCTAAACATAGCAAAGCTACTGTTGCTTTTTCTTTGTCCTGTTAAATCTGAAAAACTATTTGGATATACAGCTATGACTGGTCTATTTTCTGCAGGTGGTAAGCTTGCTAATTCTTCTGATTGCAAGTCTAAAACTTGAGCAGGTTTCCTGTCTTGTGATATAACTAAATCTTCGTTCTTCGCTATTACTGCACAACTAGAAAGTAAAATCGCCAATAGGCAAACTGATAACTGTTGTATTCCCGTCACTATCTGTAATCCTTAATGTTATAATTCCGTCGACAACTTCAAATTCTATAGTGTTGCCTTCTAATTCTAATATCCCACTATCGCTAGGGGTCTCTCCAAATAAATTTTCTACTAATTGTCTAGATAGTTGTGCATAAATTCTAGACTCTAAGTTTCTTACAAATCTTGCTAGAGTTGTATTTTCTTTATCTCTTTCTATTTGTTCTTGTAAGGCTTTTATCTCTTCTTTTATTGTCATCTTACGCATGTGTTCTTGATTCTCAATCGTAAGATAATGTGCTGAAGTTCCTATACCACTAAAACTAGGGTTTTTAAATTTGTGTACCATTTCATCGGCATCAGCAAATCCACTAACACCTAGTACCAAGATTATAAATATTGTACTTAGTATTTTCATTTCTATTATTTCCTCAATCTTTTCGTTGGTCTTTTTTTCCATCTGCTCTTGCTAATTTATCTACATCTACGGGAACGCCCATAGCGGTTCTACACATTGTATCTATTCTTATTATGTCATTATCTATTTGTCTTACTCTATCTATTAAAGCTACTATCATGCTGTGTTGTGTATCTAATTTCTTATGAACGTCGGCGATTAGGTGGTTAAATAGTTTCCACACTAAAAACCCTGCAGCAACAGCAAAAGCTGCTGGAATACCAACAGTTTCTAATAACTTCATCCACTGAGTTGTATTCATATTATCTTCCTTTTGCTAAACTACCACCAAAGTACATGCCAATAATAGCTGATACTAGGTTAGTATCTAACTGAGTTATTACCAAGCCCTCGAAAGTTATCCATTCAAATATTTCTCTGCCTTCTGTAAAAAACATAAAGCCCGGATTCCACTGTGTATACCCTACTGTTACTAATACATCTGGATAGTACACAGCAACTAGTTTAGGAAATACAACAATAGCAAACACAGAACTTAAAGCTATAATTCTTCTAGTCCAAGCAAAGCCTTTATCTTTTTGTCCGGCTTCAATAGATTGCTTTCTAGCTTTCATATCAAACTCACCACGAGTTATAAGAAGCTTTTCATTTTCTGCTTTAGCCTTACGACTTTCAGCCCAGATACTCATTACTCCGCCAAGAATTGTCGAGGCTAACATAGTAATTATTTCAAACGGAAATCCCATTATTCAAATTCTCCTAACATAAACTTTTCCATCTCTACTTCATACAAAGGTCTATAGTCTTCCATAGTAAACCAAGGTAAACCGAGATGTGTTCTAACCTTGCAGTTTTCCTGCCAAGCTTCTTCTAATTGTTGTTCAGTGTAAAGTAGCATTGTTAATATCCTCTAATATTTTTATAGCTTTACTTACTTCTTCCATGCGTTTTCTTATTCCGGGCTTGCCTAATTCAACAGCATTTTTATATTCTTTGTTATTTAAAAACTCTATAGCTGCTTCTCTATATTTTTTCTTATTTAGAAGTTTTATTGTTTTAGGGCTTTGTCCTATTGAGCCTCTATAATATTCACTAAATAAAGCAACTTGAACTTCTAAAGGGTAAGAGTTAAAATCAGGTAATAAATTATTAATCTCTTTTAATCTACTATTTACGTCTTCAGTTAAAAATTGTTCAGCTTGTTCTAGCGTAATAACATCTTCTTCTTTAATAGTCGGACCGTATCTTCCATATCCAATAGTATAATATTTTTCAGATTTTATAGGTTTATAAGCTTGTAATTTTAAACCTTCTTCTTTTCTAATATTAGCTTTAATTAAATCTAGCATAAGAATAAAAGCTTCCACTTAATATTTTTTACCTTCAGAAAAGCCTTTCCTTTCTTCGTAAATAATTTTATCTCTTAAAATTTCTAATTGTTTTTCAGCTTCATCTACTGTTTTATATCCTCTTATCTTACCATCTTTAATATCTTGTATAAATGTTTCGACAGGTAATATTTTACCAATACCTTTTGCATAAGTAGGTAGAATATAAGTTTTACCATCTATTCCAAAAGTACCTAATCTCATAGAAACTGTTTTTCCTTTTAATTCTTTATCTAAAGTTCCTTTAAATTCATCTACATCTGTAAAGTTTTTTCTATGCCATTTTTGTAAAAATATTAAATTTATCATGTTAGCATTTGTACCTTCAGCAAAGCCTAGCCTGTCCATCTGTTCTTGATAAGGCTCGTTAGTAAAAGGATTGATACGGTCTGCTGGGTTCTCTTTTGTTGCAGGAACTTTTGGTCCTGATACTAAGCCACCTGTAGAAAGACCAAACCTAGGTATTTCATCTTCTTCAGGTCTAACAGGCGCTGAACTTTTATCTAGCTCTTTAACAGCTTCTAAAACTTTTTCATAAGTTTCAGGAAAAGAACTTCTTAATAATGTAATAAAAGGCGCTCTTCTAAGTATAGCTTCATAGTTTGCTCCTTGATACTGAGAAGTTCTAACATATCTTAGAATATCACCTACAGCTGGTCCTGTTAAAGTACTTAAAGCTGCTGTAATATCATTTTGATATTTTCTAGCTTGTTTAAATCTAACATAATACTCAAAAGGTCCAAATAAACCTGACCTTTGTAAAGCGTCGTTTAATAAACCAGAGTCAGTACCAGTAGCACTTAAATCATCTGACCATAAAGGTTTTTCACCGCTATTATATTCTTCTAATGCTTTACCTTTAGTTCTTATTGTATTACCAGCTATTCCTAGTGCTGTTGAAATTAAAATACCAGTAAAAACTGCAGGTGTACTTAAGTTGGTACTATATCTAGCATCTTTAGTTATTTCTCTAACAGCATTTTTTAAAGCAGTATTACTATAAGCTGTAGGAAAACCTAATAAACCAAAAGCCCATTTTGTTGCGGGCTGTGAATGTAATAATGGTTTTTGATTAGCAGCAGTTGTTGGGTTCATTACAACTTCATCTGTATATCTTGAGGCTGCTTTTCTTACATCTTGTAAATAAAAATTATCAGTTTGTTCAGCTCCGTTTTTAATCCATTGTACACCTTTTTGAATATCTACTCCAAGCTCATTAAGCTCACCAGCTATTCTTTGTTTTTGTAACTTAGTTAAGTTTTTACCATTTACAAGGTCATTTAAATTTCTATAAATTAAACCTTTACCATAATCATAGCCAATTAATTGCACATATCTAGTCCAATCATGTAATAAAATGCCTTTAAAAAAAACATTTTGAATTTTAGTAAAATTTTTACCGTGGGCTTGTCCAAAAATAGCTTGCGCTCTATCTTCTTTAGCTAAATTTACAGCTCTACCAAAAGCATTTAATTCTCTTAAATTTTTACTTCTAACATCTAAAGGTACATCTTTACCTATACTTTTTTGTACGTCCTTCCACCACATATCTAAAGAACTTGTAGTTGTATCCCAAAAAGATTGTGTAAAAGCCTGAGAATACTCTCCTTTTGCACGAGACTTAAATGAAATAGGTTTAGCTCCTCGTAACAGTGGTACAGCTAATTCTGCTATAGAAGTAACTGTAGCAAAAGGAAGTAAGGCTGTTTGAGTAGTTGTAACTGTTAAATCACTTAAAAATCTACCTAAAGGATTATTTATATAACCAGCTTGTCCTGTAGTAAATAAATAAATTCGTTCTAATTTTTTAAGTTCTCTGGCACTTAATTCTACATTACCTAACTCATCTTGTATTGGTTTTATCCAACGTTTACTAAATTCTGCAACATCTTCTCCTAGTTTTTCTTTTCTAACAATTAATTTTCCTGCTTGAAAAATATAATCTTCAACAACATTCATAATATTTTTATCTAAAAATTGAGAGTAATTTTCGTCTTTTATTTTTAATAATTTTCTTTCTGCTTTTATAGAAGATAAATGAACAGCGCTATGGTAAGTACCTTCAAAACCCCGGATTCCAGTTTTATTTAAATCAAGCATATCTTCTAAAACTTTTTTTGCTTTACTTACATCTCCACCAAACTCATCTCGAGCAAGTTTTTTTATAAATAAAGTGTTATTTTCTTGTAAAGCATCTGATAACCAAACTCGAGGAAAAAAGTTTTCTATCTCCCCTATATCTAAACCTGCCTTTTTACCTGTTTTTAATATGTCATCAAATAATGCTCTAATTTCATCGCCTGCTTTAATAATATCTTTACTAAGACCTTTTTTTTCTCCTGTTACTAAATAAGTCCATAATTTATCATTAGTTTCTTCAGAAAGTCTAGTTTTACGAAAAATAGATTCTCTAGTTCTTTTGGTTTTACTTCTAAATGGATTTATTAAAGCACCTTTAGAAAAAGGCATAACTTCTTTTGTTTTTAAACTTTCAAGAAGTTTATTTTCATCTAAAATTTTGTGAAATTTTTCTATTCTGTTGTGTATAAAAGATAATAAACTTTGATTATAGTCATCTCCTAGTCTAGGAGTAGTGCCAGCTTTTTCAGCTGCCATAGGCTTTAAAGAATCATACCTAAATATTTTCATAAGGTTTTGTAAAGTTTTAGACCTTTTAGCTTTAATTAAAAAAGCAGAAGTAGGCTTGGTAAATAAATTTAATGCTCTAAGACCTAACTCAGCACCCTTTTCAAGTAAAGTATAATCAGAAGCTTTATAATTAGAATTATTGTCTATTCGTGCAAGTCTTTTTGATTCAATAGAACGAAGGTAACTAGGTGTATTAGCAAGATGTCTAATACCAAAAGAAGCTCCATAGCCTAAAACTCCTCCTAATGCTCCTGTTGTTAAAGTAGAATATACATCATATTCATCTCTTTGACCTAAATTTATTTCTCTTTGTTGTTTTAAGAAATCATAAGAAGAACCCCACAAAGCACCTTCTGCACCTACAAGAGCATGAGTAGCTCTTGCTGATAAAGGGCTTTTTAAAACTTGACCAGTTGCTGATAAAGTTTTAGTAAGTCCTTGAGAAATTAAAGGATTACCTAGTTTTTTTAAAGCTGTTGTAACGGCTTTTCCAGTAGCTATACGACCAGCTAAAGAAGTACCGCCAGACCAAGGAATTAATAAAGCACTAGCAATTAAAGTAGGGTCTGTTATTAATTCTTGTCCAATGTCTCCTGCTGTTCTAATCCATTCTATCCAGTCTCCAACATTAGCATTATTAAATTTATTCTGTAAATAAATATAATCTTTTTTATCTTGTTCAGTAAAGTCTTCAGTAGCTGAATAAGCCTGTAAAGCATCTCCAATATTATATTCATTACCCCTAAAATAACCAAATAAATCGTCTGGTCTACTTCCCTCACCAATAGATTGTAAAAATCTTGTAGTTACCTCATTAAATTCATCGTCATTTCTAAGGTCATTGAGAGTATAAGTTTGTTCTACTTGCTGTATTAAAGGTAAACTTCTACTCTCTCCGCTAAAATAATTATTTCTGATTGACAAATTAATCTCCGATTACTTCAAACTTCCACCCAGCTGTAGTATAAAAAAATCTATAATTACTTTGTTCAATAGCATTACCGGGAGTTCTACTAAAAACAGGAGTTACCCCGTCTTCTCCTAATATATATTGAGGATAACTTTTATTATTAAGAATAGAAACTAAAGTATTAGCGTCATTTTCATTTAATTTTTCTTTATTTGTTATATTAAAAAACTCTAAGTCAGTTGGTTCATAACTAAAGTTTCTACCACCAAAAGTTCCATATTCTCTTTCTTGAAAACCACTTAATTGAAATTTAACTGCATCTATAATAGCTTTCAGATATCCGTCTCTACCAGCATAGGCGGGGTTGCTTTCTATTAATTCTTGCATAGTTCTAACAGTACTTTGTAAAAAAAGTTGTTTAGGAGCGTCGGTAGCATAATCTTTTCCCATGTAAAGAAAACCGCCACGTCCTATTTCTTTTTCATCAAAATACAAATCACTATCAAGTAAATCTAAAAAGTTTTCATAACTTGACGGAAGATTTTCATTTTTAACAAGACCTTCAACTATAGCAACAATTTCAGTTTCTTTACCTTTCATGTAATCTTTGTCTTGCAAGTCGTTTTCGTATTCTTCAGGAGTTTTAAGATTTGCTCTATAAGGAGCTGTTAATTCTGCTACTTGTTTTCTTGCTACTATTAATCTAAGGTCTGTAGCTTCTTCTGCTTCCGCAGTAGTTCCAATAGCTCTAAAATAAATTCTTTGTTCTAATTCATTTAAACCCGTAAGATTGTCTATCCCTTCTGCATTATTTTTTCTAACTTTACTTAAAGCTGTAAATAATGTACCTCTTTCGCTAGCTAAAATATTATTAAAACCAGATAAGCCCGGTAAATTAACGCCATATAAAGCTGCGTTATTTAAATCGTCTAGTGTAATAACATGTCCGGGTGCTGCTACTTTTTTAGTAAAAGTATCTTTATCTAATTTAAATCTTTCTTCCTGAGAATAAAACGTATCTAAATTATTAATTTGACTTATATTATTTACAGAACTAACTTCTGCTGATAAATTTTCTGCTTCAACTTCTTCGTTAGGCTTAATATAATTTAAACTATTATCTTCAATAATTTTTGTTTTTTCTTCAGCGTTTGTAATAGCTAATGAAAGCTCAGCTCTTTTACGGTCAAAAGAATTAGGAAAAAGTTTGTCTGCCCAGCTTGCTAATAAACTTTGTTTAGCGGGGTCATCCTTTAAAGCATTATATTTAGCTTTATATTCATTTACAAACGCTTCATTATAATCTTGAAAAGTTAATGCAGTTATTTCTGGAGTTTCACCTAATTCTGTAAAAAATATTTTTGCTTCTTCCAGATAACCCTTATAAAGTTCGTCTGCTTTTTTTCTTGATTCTTCGTCTAAAGAAGAAATCATACTATAATTTTTACCTGCAGCCATAATTGAAGGGTCTTTATTAAATAATTCTATAGCTTTTTGTACTAAAACTGTATTTTTGTCACCTTCACCAATATCTTTTTGATAAGATTCATATAAAGCTCTGTCGGTATCAGCCTTTCTATATCTACTTTCATTACCTTTAAAGACAGCATCGTATTCTAAATTTAAAGCTTCTAACGAAGATGTTACTCCTTCCTTTAATTTTCTTTGTCTATTCTGTAAAAAGCCACCTATTAAACTGTATACAAAATCTCGTTTTTTAGAGCTTTTTTGTTTTCCTAATAAACTACTAGCTAATTGACCATAGCTTGAATCTTTTAAATAATCACTCATTGTTTTCCTCTCTTGCTAATAAACTTTGTCTAATTTCTGGACCGGCTTCTTTAACTTTATCTAATAATGATTTTTCAACTACTGCTTCAGCTTTTTCTGGTTCAATTTCTTTAGACATAGCTCCTGATTTTATTTGCTCAAAAATATTATTAAATTCTTGAAGCTTACTTTTTATTTCTTCTTCCTCTCCTTCGTCTATATCATCATTATCAATATTGTATTTAATATTAGCTTCATCACCAATACCCATAATTAAATACATTAAAGGTTCTACCATTAACATCATACTGTCTGGATTTATTTTACCTTCAACAAATTGAGAATAAGTAATAGATATGGCTAAGTCTCCAACACTAGCTCCCTCTGATAAAGCATTAATAATTTCTTTAGCAGCTTCTGGTTGTAATAATTTAGCTAAAACAGAATCTATTGCTTCTCTCGGATTAGCAAACTCTGCCGGTTGTTCCCACGGGTAAGGTTGTTCTGGACTATTAGTTAATGCTTGTCCCGGAATAGAACTACCCTTAGATTTTAATTCTACTAATTTATCTAAATTTTCTTGGCTTTCTTTAGCTTCTCCTCTTACTTTAGGTTCTTCTTTAATATCATCTAAAGTAACACCAGCATCTGCTGCATCTATAAGTATTTTTTCTACGGCTCCTGAAACAGTACTTTCTACTACAGGTCTTCCGGGTCTTAATTCTTTTTTCTCCATCATTATGCTGTTGCTCCTATTGTTTGTTGTCTATATAAATCACTAGCTAAATAGCCTATATCACCAGTTCCATAACTTAAATTACTATAAGCATCACCTATATTAACTACAGGCTGAGCATAAGCTACCTGTAATGGTTGCATATTTATACCGCCTGCTTGAGACAAACCAGCAGCATCTCCCATTCTTTGTTGTTCAGGTTGTAGTTCTGATTCAATATAAGTTTGACCCATACTAAAAGCTGCCTCTTTAACAAATTGACCTGTTTTTGTATCAAAAAATCCTGTTTGTTCTGGCATTTCAACTTTGTCTCCTCCCCTAACAATTTTACCACTAGAATCTAAATAAGAACCAGACACTTGTGCTGTATCTTTAAATGAAGAAGGTAAATTAGCTACTTCTGTAGGAGTTAAAGGTTGTCCTGTTTCAATATTTAGATATCCTTTATTAACAGGGTCAAAAGCTATTTTATCTAGATTTAATCTTCCTGCTTCACTTGTAAAACCTAAGAAGTCTGTTACTTTACCAGCTCCTGTTCCTGCTGCCGCACCTAACCATTTAAAAGGAGTTGCTAATGTTCCTACTACTGGGGTTGCTAAAATCTTAGCTGATGTACTAGCCAACCAACTTCCAACTGTTGAACTAGCTAAAGTACCTCCATAAGCTCCTACAAAGGCTCCTCCTGTTACAATAGCTGCTCCTATGAGTGCTATAGCTTTTAATGCCTTACTGCTTGTAATTTTTTTAAAAACTTTTTTAACTCCTCTGACTACGTTTTTTACGCCTTTTTTTACTTTTTTAACTATTTTTCTTAAAAATCCCATTTTATGTATCCCCTATTGGTCCTGTTATTATCCCTATTAAATTTTCTATTGCTGATAAACCACTACCATATCTGCTTGGGTCAGAAGCTAAAGCAGTAGCGACTAATTGAGATATTCTATTTTTTTCATTTTCACTTGTTCTAAAATCATAATCAGCATTATCTCTTAATTCCTGCCACATATATGAAAGAGCAGTTTGTGACATGTTAAAAGCATTCATAGCGTTTTGCATATTAATAGCATTTTGAGCTGCTGTATTAGCAGTATTGCTTTGCCTTCTCCACTGAACATTAGAAGCTTCAACCGCTGCTCTATTTTGTGAGTTCCATTGATTTCTAGCAAAATCTTGATTAGCATTAAACTCAGCAATTTGAGTTCTTAGCTGAGCATTAAATTTATTTACATCAGCTGCTCTTTGAGTATCTCTAGCTTGTGCTGCGTTTCTTTGTGTAGCATTAAATTGATTAACTGCATTGGTTTGTTGAGCATTAAATTGCTCTACTTGAGCAGCCAAATTAGAATTAAATTGTTCTACTTGCATATCTGAAGTAGCATTAAATTGTCTTCTAGTGTTTTCTGCAGCTTGATTAGATAATATTCTTTGTTGTTCTTGTTGTGCTTCTATCATATAACTTTGTTGTTCTGCACTTAAATTAGCCATATCCATTTGTAAAAATGATTGAGCGTTTTGTATTTGACTTTGTTGAGCAAAGTTTGCATCAGCTAAATTAGCTTGTGAAGTTAGTAAAGCATTTTGTATAGCTACTTGCTGTCTATTACTAGCTTCGGTTAAACTAACAGTTTGTAAAAATTTACTATTAGATAAAGCTGTTTGTTGGTCAGCACTAAACTGAGCCATGTCCATTTGGAAAACATTACTAGCATTTGTTAAAGCAACTTGCTGTCTTCTTTGTGCATCTGCTTCAGCTGCTTGAGCTTCAATTCCTCTTTGTTGTGTTACTGAAGTTTGTATAGCTTGAGCGTTTGCTTGAGCTAATGGAATAGAAGATTGAATAATAGTATTTATTAAATTTTCTTTACCTACAGTAGAAACTGATAAGCCTCTTTGAGCTAACATAGCTTCAACACTAGCTACAGCAGGTCTAGCCCACATAGGTATTTCACCTTCTTCAAGACCATTAAGTAAACTATCAAGTTGATTAGATACTAAAGCTTCTTCAGGTAATCCTGCTATAACACCTCTTTGTTGTTCAGTAAAATCTGTTAGTCTATCTTCAAGAGCTTCAGGGTCATCTCCAAGCTCTGTAATATCTTCTTCAGATAAACCAGCATTTCTTAATTGTTTTTTAGCTCTGGTAACTCTTGCTAAAGTAGTACCAACATTTCTAACTGCTTTTGCTTTAGCCTCTGGACTTAATTGTCCTTTAACGGCTTCCATTACAGCTCCTTCTTTTATTTCTACTGTAGCAGCTTGAATATTTTGAACTCTAGCAACTTTTATTTCATTTGCTAGATTTTCAGGTCTTATTTCTCCTTGAGCTATTTTAACAGCAACATCTTCAGAAACCTTTAATATTTCTGCAATAGTTGAAACTTTAGCTTCTATTGGTCCTTCAGCTTTTGCTACCTCATTAATGGTACTAACTATTTCATCAGGAACTCCAACAGTTTCTTCATATTCAACTGTCGTTGGTTCTGGCATGGTTGTAACTTCTTGTGCAATACTTTCATCAACTTTAATAGCATCAGGTATAGTTACAGTTTCTGGCATCTCACCTCTAGCTTGGGCTGCTATTTGTTCTCTTAAAGCACTTTCTTCTGGAGCTGGTGTCGGTGCCGGTGTAGGTGCCGGTGTAGGTGCTGGTGTTGGTGCCGGTGTAGGAGCTGGTGTTGGCGGCGGTGTAGGGTCTGGTTCACCATTTCTAGGTGGTTCATCTCTATCATAATCTCCGAATCTTGGTTCAGTAGCACCAAAAGTAGACATAGTAAAGTCTTCTCCTTTTATTTTTTCATCTCTAGGAACTGCTCCAAAAGAAGGGTCTGGTGTACCTACGGCTGCACCCGGTAAAGGTAAACCTGTTTTTTCATCTCTAGGTACTGCTCCAAAAGAAGGGTCTAAACCTTCTGGTTTTGGCGGTACAAAATTTTCATCTACTACATTACCATTAGCATATTGTGTTCTTGAAACAGAACCACCTTGTCTATAGTCAGCTCTTTCAGATACTGTTCTTGTTCTTTTGTTTTTATTTTTTCTTGCCATTTTTCTTTTTCCTACTTTTTATAGTTTTTAAAAGCTTAGAAGGCTCGCCTATAGCAATTAATACCGCTACTCCTTTACCTTTTTTCTTAGCCACTTTTACCCTTGTTATAAATCATTTCAAAAATCTTATCGATTTTTTCTCCTAGTTTTTCTAATCTATCCATTACTTGTTCCATTTCGTCTTTGACCTCTATTTTAGTTACATAATTTTTAGCTATGTCTTCTCTAGTTTTATTTAATAATATGTCTTGTCTTTTTAGCTCTGCAGTATTTTGTCTAATGTTATATAACAACGGAGCTACTACTAATGTAATAATTACATTCCAAACTAGATAAGGTGTAAATTCCATATTATTCTTCTTCTATTATGTCCCAACAATTTAAGTTGGAAGCTATTGTTCTTCTTTCTCCTTCTCCTTTAAATGGGTACACCATGTGTTGTAACCAAGAAGGAAATACTAATAATTTACCTACCTCTGGTGTCATTACAAATGACTGTGGTGGTCTTAGTCTTTCTGAATCTAAAACTGAGTTCATTCCATATTGAAATGATATACAGCCATCACTGTGTCCAGATTCGTTATACAGCGAATATGTAGGTGTGTTAGCTTCTGCTTTAGCTCCTATTTGTTTAGGAACTTTAGTCCAAGCAGTAGTAGATATTCCCATTATTGTTTTAGTACCATGGTCATGTATAGGATTATAGTCTCCATCATAACTATGCACTGACCAAGTTTCGTCTATTCTTACTTGTTTAGGATTTTTAAGTTTCATACCAGCTCCTGAACTAGCAAAATAATTTATATAATCAGCTCCTAAGTTACAAACAAACTTGTTATACTCAATCATTCTTTCATCTTCATGGTCTAATAAAAGCTGTTCGCCTTTATGTATTTGTCCAACCAATGAATGTTTTAAAGATTGTTTATCTTTCTTTTCTTTATACTCATCCATGTAATCGTTTACAGAATCAATCATACTTTGAGGCATGGTTGTTTCTAAAACAAACACAGACGGCATAACATGCATCTGAAAAGTCTGTTCTGTCATTTATTAACTAGGTACGCTAAATCCGTTATCTGGTGTACTTACTGCTGGTGGGCTAGTAATAACACTATCTACTTGACTAGCAAATACTGCATCCCATTGAGATACAGGACATAGTGCTACTAGATTAGCATTACTCCAACTACCTTTAGCTTTAAGTGTAAAGTTTGCATTACCATCATCATCTAATTGTGGAACAACAATACTGAAAGTAGTAGTGTAATAAGTAGAATCACCTTCACTATCATTTTCATATTTCATTTCTATATCCCACTTATCTACTTTACTAGATGAGTTTTCATACGGAACGCATTTTACAATTGCTTTACTAACTGCCATTTATTTCTCCTTTTCTAAATTTTTAATCCTTGACATGAGTATATCATATCCTTCCATATCTGTCAAGCCCTTTGGAGCGTGAGAATTTGATTTCAACTCCTCAACTTGTGCAGATAATTCTTGTACGGCTTTAACTAACATCGGTACAAACTTATTATATTTTAAACCATACTGGTTGCCGTCATCACTTAAAGTTGTTGTAAGATTACTTTTGTCAGATATGTTATAACCATATTCTGATTCTAATTTTTCAACATCTTGTGCTAAAAATCCAACATCTAACCAATCTTCTTTATGTGAACCATCTGGAACTATGTGGTCAAAGTCTTCGCCTTTTTCTACATAGTTACTTCTTTTATCCCATTTATAGGTAACTGGCTCTAGTTTATTAACAAAGTCTAAACCCATTGGCATAGGCTCTACATCTGTTTTGTCTCTCTTATCTGAGGCTACTGTCCAATCTACTTGAACGTGTGCTGCTGTAATATTTTCATCACCAAGTACAATCTCATTAGATTCAGTATCTATAGGTCCACCCGGGCTTCCAGATAGTCCTGCATCATGTCCTAATAAAAGATTGTTACTGCCACTTGATAAGTTTTTACCAGCACTAGAACCAAGAGTAGTATTATCACTACCTGTTACTGTGCCTACTCCTCCAGCTAAATTACCTATAAAAGTATTGCTTGAACCTGTTGTTAAATTTTCTCCTGCTCTGTCTCCCATAGCAGTATTATTAGCTCCTGTAGTGCAGTCACTTAAAGAACCATAGCCAACTGAGGTATTTTGGTCTGCTGTAGTATTAGCGTCAAGTGCGTAAGTACCAACAGCTGTATTGTGTGCTCCTGTGGTATTACTTTGCATTGCTGCACCACCGATTGCCACATTGTTTGCAGCAGTTGTTGCATTTTGTAAGCTGCCGAATCCAACAGCTGTATTTGCTGCACCTGTAGTATTTGTGGATAAACTGTTATAACCCAGTGCTGTGTTGTAGTCTGCTGTAGTATTTGCGTCAAGTGCATAAGTTCCTACAGCTGAGTTATATGCTCCTGTGGTATTTTCTTCTAAGGCTTGATAACCCACAGCTACGTTAAAACTTGCTGTAGTATTTTTCTGTAGAGCTTCTTGACCTACTGCTGTGTTTGTTGCACCTGTGGTGTTTTCTTGTCCAGCTAAATAACCTACTGCTGTGTTTCCGTTACCTGTAGTAGTTTCTTCTAGTGCTAATCCACCTACAGCTGTATTGGTTGTTCCTGTAGTTAATTTGACAGCAGCTTGATAGCCAACAGCTACGTTATAAGTATCTGAATCACTACCGGGATTTGCAACTAAAAGTGCTTCATGCCCTATAGCTACGTTTCTATCCCCTAAAACATTAGCTCCTAATGCTTGTGCTCCTATAGCTACGTTAGTATTACCTCCAGTACAAGCATCTAAAGACTGATAACCGATTGCTACATTATCATTTGCTGTAGTATTGTTAGCTAATGCATCTTTACCTATTCCAACATTTCTTTGTCCTGTAGTGTTTGCTCCCATAGCATGATTACCTATGGCTGTATTGTCGGAAGCTGTTGTATTTGCGTCTAATGCGTGTGCACCTATAGCTACATTTCTGTTTCCTGTTGTATTTACATCAAATGCTTCATAACCTATAGCTACATTAGCTGCACCTGTTGTATTTAATGCAGCTGCTGCATAACCAACTGCTACGTTTTCACTTGCTGTTGTATTAGCACCTAATGCTGATGTTCCTACTGCTGTGTTATAGCTTCCTGTAGTATTAGCATCTAATGCTGCTTTTCCTAAGACTGCGTTATAGCTTCCTGTGGTATTTGCATCCATTGCTAATCCACCGACTGCTGTGTTGTTATTACCTGTTGAATTGTTTGTTAGAGCAGCATAACCAACGGCTGTGTTGTAGCTGTCTTCATTTGTGCTTGGATTGTATGTAGTTAATGCACCATGTCCTACAGCTACGTTTCTATCGCCAACTGTGTTCGCATCTAAAGCATAATTACCAACTGCTACGTTTCTATCTCCTGTGGTATTAACTCCTAAAGCATCTCTACCAACTGCTACATTATCCCCACCTGTTGTGTTGGCATCTAAGGCTTGATAACCCACAGCTACATTGTTTGAAGCTGTAGTATTAGCTCCTAAAGCAGCATAACCAATACCTACATTTGAATCCCCTGTACTGTTAGCGTCTAAACTTAAAGACCCTATGGCTATATTAGCTGCACCTGTGGTATTTACCAACAAAGCATTAGTACCTACAGCAACATTGTTAGATGCAGTAGTTGTAGCAGTAGCAGCATTAACTCCAATCCCTACATTAGAAGAACCTGTGGTTACTTGTGCCAAGGCTTTTCGACCAACAGCAGTATTGTTAGTTCCAGATGTTAAATCATCAAAAACTTCATATCCAAATCCTGTGTTATTGTCAGCACTAGATAATGTGCCTGTACCAGCATCATTACTGATAAGTATACTTTCACTAAAGTTAGTTATGTTTGAGGATATGCCTACACCATTGATTGTTCCATCAACGTGTAAAGGATATGAAGGACTGGTTGTATTGATTCCCACGTTTCCTGAAGAATCTATCCTGATTCTTTCAGAATTGTTAGTAAAGAAATGTAAATAATTTGAGCCATGACTTCCTGAAACATAATTTGTAGTTCCACCAAAATATAATTTATCTGTACTACCAACTCTTATGTTTCCATTTACAGTTAGCTTTTCTGAAGGTGAAGAAGTTGCTATTCCAATAGCATCAGCACTAGCATCAAGATAAAACATATTAGCATCACCATCTGATTCAATTCTAAAATCTGAGTTTAAACTGTCTTCATTAAAAACTGCTCCTCCTCTAAATATAGCTTTACCACCTGCTGACATATCAAGAGTAAGAGCAGTAATTGAAGAGCCACCATCATTACCTTTAAATATTAAATCTTTATCACTTTCACTAGCTGCAAGAATTAGATTACTACTTGAATAACTTATCTTTCCAATCTCAGTGCCTGCATCTTTAAATCTTATATCTGCACCATCAGCGTCAAGAATAATATCTCCACCAACATCTAATGTAAAATCTCCGCTATCAGAAATAGTAGAACCATTAATTGTTATATCGTCTACTGTAAGTGTTGTAAGAGTACCAAGACTTGTAATGTTTGTTTGAGCTGCTGTAGATAATGTACCTGCTAGTTCTCCACTAGAACCATAAACAACAGCTTTACTATTTACAACTGTATTAGCTGTAGAGCCGTCTAATAAATTAAGTTCAGCTGGTGTCGCACTAATTTGTGTTGTTGTGGCTGCTGCCAAGACTGGAATATATCCACCTTGGTTTATTAAATATTGTGTATGGTCTGATGTTGGGTCTACAATACTAAGTGTAGTTTCATTTGCGTCTGCTGTAGCTCCTTCAAAGACAATAGCATTTGAAGCCTGCATAGTAACTGTATCTGCTGTAGTAGTTGTTCCTGCTACAGTAAGTTTAGGAACTAATAGTTCTCCTGTACTTGGATTATATCTTAAAGCACCTGTATCATCTAATAAACCATTTGATTCATCATGGAAGACTACAGGGAAATTTGTGTTTGCTGTGCTGTCTGCAACTGTAGTTGTAGCAGCTAGTGTTGCATTTGCTACTGTAGTTCCTGCTATAACACTTGCTAAAGCAGTTCCATTTACTGTAATTGCATCGGCTTCTAAAGTACCATCTATATCTACATCTCCACTTACATCTAAAGTGGCTGCATCTAGTTCACCTGTAATTGTTAAATTTCTTAAGCCTGTGTAATCTTTATTAGAATCTAAGACAACAGCTTTAGAAGCTATTGCTGTACCTACGGCAGTTGAACCTAAATCAAGATAATTAAGTTCACCAACAACAACTGTTGCTCCGTCTAAAATATTTAGTTCGGCTGCTGTAGAGGTTACTCCATCTAATATGTTTAATTCAGCTGCTGTAGAAGTTACACCATCTAAGATATTAAGTTCTGCAGCAGTAGATGTAACTCCATCTAAAATGTTCAGTTCTGCAGCAGTAGCTGTTACACCATCTAAAATGTTTAGTTCTGCTGTGCTTGAAGTAACACCATCAAGAATATTTAACTCATCTGCTGTACTTGTTACTCCATCTAAAATATTTAACTCAGCTGCTGTACTTGTAACTCCGTCTAGTATATTTAGTTCTGCAGCTGTGCTTGTTACTGCTGTTCCATTTATAGATAGTGCATCTGTTTCTAATGTTCCATCAATATCTGCATTACCACTAATATCTAATGTAGCTGCATCTAGTTCTCCACTAATAGTAATATTTCTACCGCCAGTAATATCTTTGTTTGCATCTGTAATAATAGCCTTACTTGCTATTACTGTTCCGTTTGTTATACCATCTATAAGGTTAATGTCTGTAGCACTAGCTGTTACACCGTCAAGAATATTAAGTTCTGCTGTAGTAGATGTTACACCATCCATGATATTTAATTCAGCTGTTGTAGCTGTTACACCATCAAGGATATTTAACTCAGCTGTACTTGAAGTAACACCATCTAGTATATTTAATTCTGCAGCTGTTGAAGTAACTCCATCAAGAATGTTTAGTTCAGCTGCTGTTGATGTAACTCCGTCAAGAATGTTTAGTTCTGCTGCTGTTGATGTAACTCCGTCAAGGATATTAAGTTCAGCTGCAGTTGCAGTAACACCATCCATAATATTAAGTTCTGCTGCTGTTGCAGTAATTGCAGTACCATTAAAGTTAATTGCATCTAAATAAGCAATTCCATCAATATATAAATCTTTCCATTCTTGTGAAGAACTACCAAGGTCATAAGTATCATCATCATCTGGAATAATATTTGAATCTATATCAGCTCCAAAAGAAACTGTATCTGTATTTGCATTTCCAAAAGTTAAGTTACCATTAATAGTAGCATTACCTGTAACTGTAAGATTTCCACCTACTGCTAAGTTACCAGAAATATCTGCAGCACCATTCATATCTATTGTAGTAGCTGCTATTTGGATTTCAGTATCGGCAACTAAATCTAACTGTCCATCAGTACTTGAATTAATATAAATAGCAGTATCTCTAAACTGTATTTTTTCTGTACTTTCTATTAATAAATCATCTGAGAATTTAAAATAATCCTCATCTTCCATCCATGTTAAAACACCATCGTTTGAATTAGCATTAAAAGTAATAGCTATGTCAGTATCTGCACCTGTACCGAAACTTAAAGTATTACTAAAAAGTGTTGAAAGTGGTCCACCATCACCTGCGGTGCTACCATCATGTGTATGCCCTGAACTTACGTTAAAAGCATTTACTAATTGATTAAATTCATTGTTAAAAAGTGCAGCTGTAATGGTATCCCCATCACTAAATGAACTCTGTCTAGTATATGTTGCCATTTTGTGTTATCTCCTGTTATTGTCTTCCTGATGGTCTATAATTTATATATAGTCCATTAATTGCATACGGTGCATTTTTATCTGCACTAAAAATTCTAAAAAAATTACTATGTCCACTTCCTGTTAAAGCTTGTCTTACTAATGGCTGTTGTGCTGCTCCAAATGTTGCAGAATTAAAAACAGCAGTACCAAACAAAGCTGGTTGTGGTATAGAATCTAAAGTTATATCTGTTGGTTGTGGTGTTGTATTACTATCATAATCAAACCTATATCTTAAAGTAGGCTGACAGTCTCCTTCTGGAGTAAAAGATATTTTTACATAATCTAATGTTTTTAAAGTACCTAAATCTCCATAATCAAAATCTGGTGATTGATATTCTGCTTCAATGTTTGTTGAAGTTCCTGCAGGGTTAAAATCATTTCCAGTATCGTGATTATAAATATAACCATCTCTATCTCCATGATAGAACTTTTCTATGCCATTACTTGCAAATCCTGAAGTAATAGCGGGTGCTTGTATTCCTAATGTTTCTGACCATTCAAATCCTTTTGGTCTTAATACTCCTATGATACCCTTTGAAGTTGCTGAAGTATCAGAAGAAGTACTATAAAACATTCTATATTGTGATTTGTCTCTAATTACTACACTACTAAATTGTAATGTATTTTTTGCAGCTACTATATTATTTATAATAGGCTGTATTGCTTGGCTAATAGTTCCTAACTCAACGTCGCCAATTCTTGCTGTACCTGCTACTGTTCTAAAACCATCTGGTGCTAAAAATATTAAGTCACCAGCTATTTCTTGAATTGTTTGTCCATCTATACAACCTACGTTTTTTGTAACTGGAACTACAGCTACAGTACTTGAATTATTTATATTTTGTAGTCTAAATATTGAGTTTTGACAAAAAATAAATAACTCATTACGGAAACTTTTTAAGCCTACAACTTTATCTTCTAAAGTTATACTACCTGAACCGGTACCACTAAAACTATCTATGTCATTTGTTGCACTATAATAAATAGTGTTGGGTGTACTAGGGTCTCCAGCTACTACTAAGTGTTTATCATGTATAGTACAAAACTTAGCTGTTGTTGAACCACTAATAGTTATTTGACTAACAAAGTAAGTTCTAGAAGATAAGGCATCTCCTGTTCCTGTCATTTTAAATAAAAATGGTTTATTGTTACCACTTTTATCTGTTATAACTAATTCGCCATAATCTGAAGTACCTTCATATAAAGCAAACTCACATTGGTCTAAACTTGTTAAAGATAGTTCACTTCTACCAGTAAATGTAGAATAATTATCTCCACTTGCAGATACACTAGCTTTATTTATTTGTAACCAACTTGTACCATCTTTACTAAAATATATATCATCACCAGCCACTGCAACTGCTCCGTCTGCATATACTGATAAGCCTTCTATATCATTTGAAGTATTTGGTCTTGCAGCACTTGCACCACCAAAAAGACTATAACCATTAATTCTTCTATAACCGCCTTCTATAGATACTTCAAAGTTTCTTAGCTTTGTTGCTAAACCCGGAGTTCTTAATAGTGCTAATGAGTTAGTAGACTTATTAAGTCCCCCTTCCATTGGCACACCAAAAGGCTGAGCTACTGACACTAGAAATATCTCCTATCGTCTGTCATGTCTTTAGGTTGTGGATTTATTAAATTAGATTTCATGTGTCTTATATTTTTTTTATATTCATCTAAAGCAAAAGCAGCTTGTTGTAAATTATTTTTAAATTGATGTACATAATATCTAGCTCTAGCAGTTAATACATTGCTGTATTGCTCTGGCATAGGAATAGTATCATCATGTGCTGATAAAGCTGTTGGTTTAGTAAAAGCATAAAAATGCACATTATAAACTTTATCTGGTATTGGACTTAAGCCAAACTTTCTATGGTCTGGACTTTTAATAACATAAGCAGGTTCTCCGTGTGAAGCATCTGAACCTTCAGCATCGTCTGAATTTTCACTATCTCTATTATATCTTTTCCAGTCAGCTAAAGTTAAAAATCTTAAACCTTTAGAAACATAAGGAGAAGATTCTCCGCTTACATTTATTGTTGTTAAATAAAAATCATCCCAGTCTACTGATGAATAGTCTGTAGTTATACTTGAACTATCAGATTTTAATGTGTACCATCTTGTTCCTGCTACTGTAGCTACTGTAACATTTCCATAAAAAGGGTCTGTACTTCCACTAACTGCAGCAGCAAAAAAAGGTAGTTGAGGTTCTTCGTTTGCGACATCAAATAACGCTTTATTTAGTGCGTCTTTGACAAAACCTTGAATGCCTGTAGCAGAGGAAAATGAAGCTGAAGTTAAAACAACCTCATTAAGTTCTCTTAATATTTCATTGCTTAAAGCTAAATATGTTGTTGCCATTATTTTTTATGTTTTTTTTGTATTTCAAAGTTTGCTTTTAAACTTGCTCCTTTATGTGGAACAAATTTACCAGTATGTTTCATAAGCTTGTAAGATTTACCGGACTTCATCCAGTGATAACCTTTAGGTGCTGATACTTTCATTTTTAATTAGCTGAAGCTTTTGGACATTCACCATGAGCATACATAGGTTGTGATAAACCACCTTTATTATATTTCATACGTCCACCGTGACCCATTTCTTTTCTCATCATGCCGCCACCCATTACTTTTTCACGTCTAGCAGCTTTATTTCCCATATCATTTTTATAATCGCCTTTTTTCATCATTT